ACACTATCATCCATCGCAAGTAAAGCAAAAAATTATACTCTAAGTGAAACTGAAGATTGGTTTGATAAAGTTACTGTGAATCGTAATATGAAAGAATTAACAAACTTATCAAAACAATTTGGTAAAATCGCTGAAGAATCAAATGCATTACAACAAAGAATGAGTGGATTATATGAAGATATGGGATATATTTTAAATCGTTATTATGAAATAGAAGGTGAACCAGAAGACCAAGAAGATGAAAAAATCAAAGCTGGTTTAGAAGAACCAAAAGGACATAAAATCGATGAAGGTGATTATGAAGCATTCTTTCAATCCGCAATGAAAAAATTTGGAATTTCATCACCAGATGAATTAGATGATGATAAGAAAAAAGAATTCTTTAATTATGTAGATAAAAACTACAAAGCAAAAAACGAAAAAGACTAAGAGGTTAATTTGAGTTTAAAAGTAGAGGTCCGAAAAGGACAATCTGTAGAAAAAGCTATTAGTATTTTTAAGAAAAAAGTTAAAAATAGTGGTATATTGATGGAATATCGTGAAAGACAATTTTATGTAAAACCATCAGCTATTAAACGAGAAAAGAAAAACAAAGCTATTCTACGAAACAAATATAAAGTTCTCAAAGAAAAAGAACAAGATAATTAAAAAAAATACACACTAAGTGAGTATTTTTTTCAAAGTTTATATATTTATATAAAACTAAAAACACTTTCGTGCATTCGCACATCATAAAGTGTAATCGATGATTAAAACAATTAATTATAGTTCCCAATAACTATACTGAATCCAATAAGGGAAAATAAAATGGATGATTTACTAAAAGAAGCCATTGCAGATGCAAAAGCAGTTCGTGAAACAGCACTTGCAAATGCAAAGATGGCACTTGAAGAAGCGTTCACACCTAAATTGAAATCAATGTTAGCTCAGAAAATTCAAGCTGAAATCGAAGATGACGGAATCGAAGATGACGATTATGATAAAGAAATGTCTGAAGACGAAGATGAAGTATCTGATGATGAAAAAGACGCCATTGATTCTGCAGTAGATTCTCACGAAGACGATATGCATAAAGAAATCGAAGACGATGAAGTTGAACCAGAACACGATGATGTTAAAGAAATCGAAGATGACGGAGTTGAAGATGATTCATATCAACCAGAAGTTGAATTAGAAGGCGAAGAGGAAGATGATAAAGAAGGTCACGATGAAGTAACTGAAGAAGAAGATGAAGAATCTGATGATACAGAAACTGAAGACCTTGACCTTGAAGCTATCCTTGCTGAGTTAGAAGCCGACCTTAATGAAGAAGAAGAAGAAGATGACGAACCAAAAGAAGCAGTTGAAACTGAAGAAGTAACTGAAGAAGAAGCTGTTGAAGAGGGTGAGGAAATTGAAGAAAACGATGTATCTTCTGATATTGGTAAAGGTGATAACAAACAACCTGGTAAAGCTGGTGATTCATCAGATATAGGTAAAGCTGGTAAAGCTAAACATACCGAATCTGTAGATGAAGTAGAAGAAGAGGTTGATGAAGATATCGATTTAGACGAAGTTCTTAAAGCACTTTCTGAAGAGGAAGAGGACGATAAGGACAAAGAAGTTGAAGAAATTGCTACACTTCAAGCAGAAATTAAAGAGCACAGAGATGTTGTAAAATATCTTCGTGGAAAATTAAACGAAGTTAATTTATTGAATGCTAAACTCTTATTCTCAAACAAACTATTCAGAGCGTTTGGTTTAAGTAATGAACAGAAATTAAAAGTTGTTGAAACTTTTGATAGAACTTCAAATCTAAGAGAAATTAAATTGGTTTACTCAACACTTGCAGAATCTTTTAAAGGTACACAAGTGAAACCAGTTAATGAATCTAAAGGTTCAAGTTCAAAACCTGTTGCATCTACTAAACCAGCTAATGAAGAAGTTTTAACTGAGGGTGCTGAGTTGAAAAACAGATTCAAGAAATTAGCTAACATACTATAATTTGGGAGACTAAAAAATGAGTAAATTTAAATCTGTAGAATCTTTGATGGAGGGATATAATCCACAAAGACAACTACTCGAACAAACTCGTAAGTTAGTCAAGAAATGGGAACCAACAGGTCTTTTAGAAGGTCTTAACAAAGAACACGAAGTAAACGGAATGGCTGTTCTTCTTGAAAACCAAGCTCGTCAGTTAATTGATGAAGCTTCAAGAACAGGTACATCTGCAAACTCAGAAGAGTGGTCAGGTGTTGCACTTCCATTAGTTCGTAGAATCTTTGGTGAATTAGCTGCACAAGAATTCGTTTCTGTTCAGCCAATGAACTTACCTTCAGGTCTGATTTTCTATCTTGACTTCAAATATGGTACTGCACAAACTGGTAACCACACAGACGGAGCAGATGTATATGGTAATACATCAGGTTCTGGCGATGCAAGTGGTGGTTTGTATGGTGCTGGTAAATTTGGATACTCAATCAATGACCAATCAACAACAGGACAAAGTTATACAACTTCTTCTGTTTCTTGGTCAGATGTTGATTTTGAACCAGATTTAGAAACAACAAGTTCACTTGTTAAAGTTAGTGTTGCTGCACCTTCTGGCTATGATGCCGATGGTGTTAGAGCTTTTGTAATTAGTGGTTCTGGTGATGACCAAATCGCTACACAATATCCTGCATACACTAAAGTAAATGGTTCTAACCTTGAATTTATCGTTGACCCATCAGTTGACGCAGAATTCGGTCAAGGAACTATTGATATTAAATGGCACAAAGTTTCTACTACAAACTATGATAGAACAGACTTTGAAGCCACAGCAGCTCAAATAGATGCAAATCCAGAAGGTGATATTGATATCCCTGAATTAGATATTGCTCTAAAGAGTATTCCAATCATCGCTAAAACTCGTAAGTTAAAAGCTGTTTGGACTCCTGAGCTAGCACAAGACCTAAACGCTTATCATAGTGTTGATGCTGAAGCAGAATTAACTGCATTACTATCTGAGTACATCTCAATGGAAATCGACTTAGAAATCCTTGATATGTTGATGTTAGGTGCAACTGCTAAGACAGAAAGATGGTCTGCAAGAGTTGGATATGAGTATGATTCAACATCTGGATTGTTTGCACAATCTTCAGGTGAATCAAATGCTTACACTAAAGGTACTTGGTTCCAAACACTTGGAAACAAAATACAAGCTGTATCTAACGCAATTCATCAGAAAACTCTAAGAGGTGGAGCTAACTTCATCGTAGTTTCTCCTGAAACTGCTACAATCATAGAGTCAATTCCTGGATATGCGGCTGATTCAGATGGTGATGCATCTAATAACTCATTCGCAATGGGTGTACAAAAAGTTGGTGCTTTAAACAACAGATACACTGTTTACAAAAACCCATATATGTTAGAAAATAACATACTTGTTGGTTTTAGAGGAAGTAACTTCCTTGAAACAGGTGCTGTGTATGCTCCATATGTACCACTTATTATGACTCCATTAGTATACGACCCGAAAAACTTCACACCGCGTAAAGGCGTGATGACAAGATACGCTAAGAAACTTGTTAGAAGTGAGTTCTACGGTAAAGTCGTAGTTGCTGATGTAAACTATGTGTAAGTAATTTAGGTTAAACTAAAAAACTTATATTAGTAATAACGAAAAGCCCCCACTTTTTGTGGGGGTTTTTTGTGTCTTGAAAAGTTAGGAATCTGATATTTATTAGTGATGAAATATATTCATATTAAAGATTTTATTAGGAGAAAATAATGGCTCAAGAACCGATATGGCCAGGAAGTGGTTCCGCAGCGAGTGGTTCTACACCTTTCGGATTTTATGATGAAGATTCAGACTTTCAAACAGATGCCCCTAAATTCGCAACTTGGTGTGCGAGAAGATTGGGTTATCCTATAACTGCAGTTGAATTACAAGATATTCAATTTTATGCTTGTTTTGAAGAAAGTATTACAGAATATTCCGCTCAAGTAAATCAATTTAATATAAAAGATAATCTATTAAGTTTAAAAGGACAATCTACAAGTTCTAATTTAACACATAAAAGGTTATCTCACACAATGGGTGAACAGATTTTTATATCAGAAACTTATGGTAGTGAAGCTCAAGTAGGTGGACAAGTAGAAAGACATAAAACTAAAATACAAATTATTAGTGGTTCACAAGAATATGATTTAAATACATTAATTGCAGATACGAGTGGAAGTGGTGCGATTGAAGTTAAGAGGGTATTTTATGAAGCAGACCCTTCAATTTCAAGATACTTTGACCCATACGCTGGCACAGGACAACAAACCAATAATATGTTAGATGGATTTGGATTTGGTGGTTCATCACCTGCGATTACATTTTTATTACAACCAATATATGCAGATTTACTAAGAGTTCAAGCAATTGAATTAAACGACCAAATAAGAAAGTCAGCATATTCATTTGAACTTGTAAATAATAAATTAAGAATATTTCCTTTACCTGATGCATCAGGTTCACTATTTGTAGAGTGGAGTAATGTAACTGATAGAGATAATGCATTAAGAACTCGTTATAGTGGTTCCGCAGATACGATTTCAGATTTAAGTAACGCTCCATATGATAATATGAGATATACTCAAATCAATGATGTGGGTAAACAATGGATTCGTAAATATGGATTAGCGTTATCAAAAGAGTTATTAGGTATGGTTCGTAGTAAATACGGAACTATCCCTATTCCTAATTCAGAAGTTTCACTTGATGGAGAAACACTACGAGCTGAAGCAACTGCTGAAAAGGACCAATTAGTAGAACAATTAAGAGAAATGTTAGACCAAACAAGTAATAAGGCACTTATGGAAGCAGATAGAGAATCTGCGGATAACTTACAAGAAAAGTTAAAGAAAGTTCCTTATCCATTATACATAGGATAATTCAATGGCAAGTAGATATTGGCCAACACGAGATACGGATTTAGCTAAAAGATTCAATGATGAATTAGTTGGTAATCTTGATAAAGGAGATTGCGGAATTATTGGACAAGAGGTTATACTTTACAGAGTATCCACATATGAAACTGAAACAAATATGTATGGTGAAGCAGGTGGTGGTAAAGTATATGAGGCAGGAGTAAAGTTATCTTGTATAATTGAAGCCGAAGATTTTGATTTTGAAACAAATGAATTTGGACCTGATACAAGACAAGAGGCACAATTTCATTTCCAAAGAGATATGTTGATTGATGTAAATTTCAGACCAGATATTGGTGATATTGTGAGTTGGAATTTAGGTTATTTTGAAATCACTAAAACAAATGAAAATCAATTAGTAGCGGGAGACTACAATAAGAATTGGAGTATTTCTTGTACAGGTACATTAACAAGAATCAATTCACTTAATATAGAACAAACAAGGGCGTTTTAATGGCAAGACAGAAACCGATACCGAGAAAAGCTCGTAAAGATTTTCGTAGTTTAACATTACGAGAAGATTACAATAGAGGAAAGCAACTTCGTAGAGATAAAGATGAAGTCCAAAGTATTAGTAATAGTATTGTTGATATGGATAGTGCGATTTTGTATTATTTCAATGAAGTAATCAAACCTACGGTCACGGAAAATAAAGAAACTGTAAAAGTTCCATTGATGTATGCATCACCAGAAAGATGGGTTAGTGTACAAAAAAATGGATTTATGAGAGATAAACGCCAACAAATCATTACACCTGTAATTGTATTTAGAAGAACGGGTATGCAAAAAAATGAAAATATGCCTACAAATAAGATTGACCCATCTAATCCAAGAAACTTTCAGATATTCACTCAAAAGTATTCACAAACAAATCGATATGACCAATTTAGTGCTCAATTAGGTATAACACCAAATAAAGAACATTATAGTGTGGTTATGCCAGATTATGTAACACTAAATTATGAATTTATTATTTGGACATCTTATATTGAACAGATGAATAAGATTGTAGAAAAAATTAATTATACAAATAATGCTTATTGGGGTGAACCTGGTAAGATGAGATTCAGAAGTAGAATTGAATCATTTAGTGATGCGAGTGAGATGGATGCACAAGAAAGATTGATAAGAACTAACTTTAGTGTTGAAATGTATGGTTATATAATACCAGAAGAATTTAATAATTATATGACCACTAAAAAGTATATTACACCTAAAAAGATTATTATCAATATGGATGTTGAAAAATCTGCAGAAGAAATACTTGATATTGATGATAAGGGTAGTGGAGTATCAATACAAACACCATCTGCTGATGTATTTGGAATCTCAACATCTAATCCAATAACATTCACAGCTGGAACAGGTGTTACATTAAGTAATGATGGTGTTGGATTTGATGGTTCACAACCATTAACTCAAAACATTTCTATTGGACAATCAGTTGGAACCACCGATAGTGTAACATTTAATCAGATAACTTCTAACACATTAGTGTTTGGTAATCCAACCACATATTCCTATACAGGTATTAGTGGTAGTGTAAACATTACAGGTAGTTTAACCACAAATGGTAATGTTACAGTCAATGGTGATATGAGTGTTCTTGGAACATTAACTGCTCAAGAAATTAAAACCACTTATGTTTCATCAAGTATTATATTTGAAAGTGGTAGTACAAGATTTGGTGATACTACTGATGATACTCACGAAAGAACAGGTAGTGTAAACATCACAGGTAGTTTAAATTTAAATGGATATGAAATTACAGAAATAAGTAATGATAGTGGATTAACTGATGCAAGTTCTACAACACTCGTAACAGAAGCTGCATTATCAGGATTTAGTGCGGCAGAGGTATCTACAGTACAAACTTATTTAAGAAAACAATATTATAAATCATCCAATAGTATTACAACATCAACTGCGAGTTTCGCGGCAGTTTCTGCATCTGCACCTGATGGATATACTGCTACTGATGAGAATGATTTCTTATTCTTTATCAATGGACAATATATGGAACACGATGCATTAACCATTGAACAAAGTGGTAGTGTATTTTTATTACAAGTTGATACAGATGGTATTGGTTATGAATTAGAAAGTGATGATGAAATTATAGCAATTGGTAAATTTAATTCGTAGGGAAAAAGATGCCATTATTAAAATTTAAAAATCCACTACGAACATCAGGTTCTGATGGTTTTCAAACTTCAATTGTTGACCAAGATGGAACCGTATCTACAATAAATGTTTTTAGTATTGGACAAGAAGTTGGAACTGATTCTGATGTACAATTTGATTCTGTAACACAACCTGAATCTGAAACAGCCGTTATTGGAACCGATTCAAACAATATGGTGTTGGGATATGGATTTATTAGTGGTTCAAATTTAACATTTACAGTCGATGAACAAGGTATAAGTGAAAACTACACACACTTAACAGATATCACAATCAATGGTGATTTTAATGCCGGAAGTATAATCGCGGAAGAAGAAAACTCTACAATAATAAATACATCAGGTAGTACTAAATTTGGAAACTCTACTGATGATATTCATCATATAACTGGTAGTTTTAATTTAAGTGGTTCATTAAAATTAAATGGACATACTGGAGTTGGAAATGTTACTGATAATACAGATTTATCAGCCGCCAGAACAGATTACTTTGTTACTGAAAGAGTTGCTAAGATTGTTATTGGTGGAGATGCTGTAGTTAATAGTGAATACTTAAGAAAGATTTTTGCGAAAAGAGGAACCTTAACAAATACAACGGCCAGTTTTTCCGCAGTAACCGCATCAATAGATACAGGTTTAACTGCTACTAATTTATTAGATTTTCAATTTTATATCAATGGTATGTTGATGGAATATGATGCATTAAACATACAACAAAATGGTAGTAATTTAGAACTACATATAGATGAAGATTCATTAGGACATACTTTATCAAGTGATGATGAAATCATTGCTTGGGGTAAATTTAATTCATAAAAAGTACCACATTGGTATTACCATTTTTAACTTTTTGATATTTATAAGTATGAGAAAGAGAAGTTGGAAGAATAGAAAAAATAGAAAGTGTCCATCTTGTAGTAAGATTTTAACTTACACGAGAAAAGATACTTTTGATAGAGCAGTAGGTAACAATAGTGTATGTAAAAGTTGTGCTCAACAAGATAGAAAATTCACAATGGAAACTATCGAAAAGATGAAACAACCGAAAACAATACAACATAAGAAAAAGATTTCGAAATCAATTACAGATTGGTGGGTAGAAAGAAAAGAAGAAGACTTGAGATATGGCATTAATAGATAGTAAACAATTAAATCCGAGATTAACAGGCTCGTTCACACTTAGTGGTTCATTAAGTGGTACTAATATTATACCTGCAAGTGCGATTGATGGACAACTTGGTATATTCTCACCTACAGGTTCACATCAATCTACAGATAATGATTTAAAAGTTACAGGTTCATTAAATGTAAATTCTGATTATACTCAATCTGAACCAAGTTCATCTACAGGTATCACAACCAATAATATTACAAATGGATATCCATCATCAAATGCATGGCAAACAAATTTAGAGGGAAGTTATTTTAATAACTTTACACCAACAACAAATGTAAGTGAAATTTTAAGATTTATGGCTGGTGTTTTGAGTTCATCTTTAGATGTGGCAGATGCTTCACCAAATACAAAGAATTGGAGTGGTGTAAGTACATCACATACAGATGGTACAGAGGTTTCAAAAGATTCTATTTTAAATGGTGTGTTAGGTTCAACATATGAAAATGCAAGATTAAGTAATAGTTGGACTGGTTCAGCGTTTATTGATTTAACTGAAACAGGTTCTTACAGAGCAGTTCAAGATTATTTAGAACATAAAGGATGGGTACAATCAAGTGATAGAGGAACAAATGACAATGATGTAGGAACAAATCCATTTCACGGTTCATATGCATCAAGAATTCCATCATCAAATATCACATCACAAGGAACCTTTGGTACATTTACAAATACCATAACTGCAAATGCGGGTGGTAGTACAACTGTAAGTAGTAATGCAAATTACTTTGGATTAGGTGGATTAACAAGTGGTGGACCAACAGCGTATAGTGTTAGGGTTATTGCATCACAATCATTTAGTGATAATTATTCAGACCAAACACCAGATAAAAATTCAACATTTCATACATCATCTTTTATAGATTATGTACAAGATTCATTTGGAACATCAGGTGATGGATTAATATTAAGTAAAATTGTAACAAACCAACCAGCAGTTATTCCATCAGCATTTCAAGATGGTGATTTCAATAGTGTGGCAGGACCAATTAGTGGTAGAAAATATACAGGTGGTGCAACTTCTGCTACAAGTATTTCTGCTAGTGGTTATTATCAAATACACGATATTGTTGTTGGATTAAAGACTGGTTCTATGAGTGATTTTGAATACAAAGATGGTACAGATGGAACAACAAGATTTTATTTATATACAGGTGGATTACCAAGTGATATTACAGATGGTGCACCAACGGCCGTAGTTGCGGGTACATTAAGTAGAACAAGTTTCTCAGCAACATCAAGAAGTTTAAGTGGAGCACCATATCTATTAACCACAAGTTATGGATACGATTATGTATCAGAAGTGAGTAAATCCTTTGACCCAGCATATGGCTATGGAACATCAGTATTGGTAAACTCAAATCCAACAAATACTTGGAGTAGTATTGGTTCAACATCATTAAGTAATGCAACCACGACTGTAAATAATAGTGGTGTATCATCAACAGGTGCAACTAATTATGTGATTGATAGAACAAAAACTACAAAGAGAAGTAGTGGTGATGACCCACAGATTCAAGATATTGCAGTTGCAAGTTCTTCATTTACTTTCTCACTTAATAGTAATAGTGATAATGTTGGACAGGCCAGAACAGCTAATAATAGTTTAAATTATAGTTTAACATTCAGAGCAACTGGTAGAAATTGGAAAAACTCAAGTGTAACAGATACCACATCAGCGGAAAGTTTTTATGATGCAAGTTTATTTGGACAACAATCATCAAGTGGTAGTATGGCGATTTATAGTAGAGCACAAGGATATGACCCTACTTCAGTAAATAGTACTACAGAGGGTTTTGATGGAGAAGATTTTAGAATAGTGTTGGCAAATAATGTAACAACATTCACAGGTGCATATTTCACTACAGATTCATTCCAAACGAATGATGAGGGAGATGCGGTTCTCGGTAATTATGATTTACAAGTTAAACCAAATTACTTAGTAGACCCAGGTGGTGATTACGGATATTGGTTCCCTACAAACTTTGGTAGTGGTACATACAAATATTATATACGAAGATTCCAAAAAACAAGTGGAAACAAAACAAGTATGACTGTTAATGTTGGTAAAACATTAGTGAATTGGAACTCTACTTCAGATGGAGTTGCAGTTGGTTTGATATTTAAAAGTGGTACAAGTGCAGGTGGAAATACAAGTATAACTACTTGTAGAATATATGACCCAAGTGATACCACAAGTAACTTAATAGAAAGTGGAGTATCACAAGATAATCATAAGAATCCATTTTCAAGTAATATAGATTTATATGGAAATACAGGTGGTAGTGTATCATCGACCACTTATACCGTTCCGATGAGAAACGCGGATGGTATGTTTTTAGATGCAACAGATGATGAACTTTATGTAGTGGTGAGATACAAGGGAGACCCATCACCAGTAACAAGTATAACATTGGGGTATAGTTAATGGCTATTGATTTAGAAAAAAAATCGAATCGACTGTTAGGTAACAGAAGATTTACAAGTGCTGATTTAAATACATCACAAGAAGCATTTACTGATGTATTGGATATTGGTGCAGATGAAGTTTTCACTCAAGCACATTTGATACCACAAAGTAGTTTGCCATTTAGTGGAAGTACTCAAAGTGGAGAAGTATATGCTGTAGATGGTGAAAATATTTTAAAGTATTATTTTAGACAAAGATTAACAAAATCTAATCTTGAAGAAGATGTATTCTTCTTTATGGTTCCTACTGGAAGTACAAGTGGTGTAACACCACAGTTGATTCAAGATGGACAACAAGGTAATTTTATATCACCTAAATATTCAGTAAGTTCATTGGCGAATGCTAATACAGAAGATTCAACACCTGGTTATGGTGTAAAAGTTTTTAAATCCACATCTACGGATAGTGGTTCATTAAGTAGTGGTGATATTGTATCTACAAATGATTATCAGTTTGATTATAAAACTGGTGTATTACAATTTGAAACTGCACTCGCTTCTAATTTAGAAGTTTATATGAGTGTTTATCAGTATGTTGGTAAAAACTTAAGAAGTGGTTTATTTGTAGATGGTGATATTGTGGCTAATAATTATATTGTTAGTTCATCAGTAACTTATATAACTACTGAAGCGGTTAGTGGTTCTACAATTTCTGGTGATAGTATAGATGATACACATCAGTTTACAGGTAGTTTGAGTATTAGTGGTTCATTCTTACCTACGAAAGATGATTTAATAGATTTAGGAAGTTCAACATTCCAATGGAAAGATTTACATTTAGATGGAACCGCAAACATAGATACACTAAGTTTGACAGATGGTTTCACATATAATGGTGTTACCTTTAATACAAGTGGTAGTAGTTCAGACCACTTAAGTATTACAGGTTCAGGATTTACATTTAAAAGTACAGATAGTTCAGATTTATTTACATTAGTAAATGGTAGTAATGAAGTATCAGTACAATTTGATGATAAAGTAATAGTATTAGGAGAGTCCACTACAATACCTACTGCAGTAAAAGGTGGTATGTATTATAGTAGTTCAGCGTGGTTTTTGGGATACGAAAACTCACCTACTTAATATTTAATAATAGAGAAAAAATACTCAAAATAGAGTAAGCTAGGAGAAAATAAAATGGCACAATGGAGAAAAGTAATAGTAAGTGGTTCGGCTGCGGAACTATCTTCTTTGACTTTAGACACTGCATTACCAGTAGCACAAGGTGGTATTGGTGCAAGTTCGTTATCGGATAAAGCGGTTCTGATTTCACAAGATAGTGGTACAGATGCAGTTGGTGCTCTTGCTCTAACAACAAACGGAAGTATCGTAGTTGGTGGTACTAATGGACCGGCAGTAGAAGCGGCATCAGATGTTGCTGGTACTGGTTTAACAGCTGTAACAGGTGATGGAACATTAGTAATCAATGTAGATGCGGCCCAAACACAAATTACAAGTGTTGGCACATTAGATGGTGGAGCTATATCAAGTGGCTTTGGTAACATTGATAATGGAACTTCAACACTTAACACAGGTAATGCGACTGTAAATAATTTTACAAACGATTCAGAAGTAGCAGATTCACACATCACAGGTTCTATAACTGGTTCCTTTACAGGAGATGGTAGTGGATTGACGGGTGTTGGAGCTGCTAGTTTGGATATTGATTCATTTTCTGCAGGAACAGCTTTACACCAAACTCAAGACCACTTCTTATATTCAGACAATGGAACTGAAAAGAAAATTACATTTTCTGATGTAGAAGATGCAATCTTTGGAAATGTAAGTGGTGATGCATCAATTGCAGCAGGTGGTGCATTAACTATCGCCGCTGGTTCGGTTGAAGAATCAATGTTAGATGGTGGTATTGGAATATTTAGTGGTTCAGCACAAATTGACCACGATTCCACTACAAACTTTGTAGCAAATGAACACATAGACCATAGTGGAGTAAGTATCACATCAGGTAATGGTTTAACAGGTGGTGGTAATATTACTTCCACAAGAACATTAGCGGTAGGAGCTGGAGATGGTATTACCGTAAACGCTGATGATGTAGCAGTTACAGCAGCACAAACTGCGATTACATCGATACTTAATGCAAGTTTAACAAAAATTGGTACAAATGGTTCACAAGAATACATTACATTTGGAACATCAAATGAGGTTAATACATTTGTAAACAATACAGAAAGATTAAGTGTAACTTCTGCTGGTGTTGATATTACAGGTACATTAGCAGTTTCATCTAATTTAACTGTAGAGGGTAATCTTGATGTAAATGGTACATTAACAACAATTGATTCAACAAACTTAAAAGTTGCAGACCAATTCATCTTGGCCGCAAGTGGTTCAAATAATAGTGATGGTGGTTTGATAGTTGAAACAAATGGTGCAGGAAGTGGTACGGCATTCGCTTGGGATAACTCAGCAAATCGTTGGGGATTCTCAAAGGCCGATGATACTGCTCAAAATGCAACATCAGTTGCACCAAGACAGTATTCAGTATCAGTTAGTGGTTCAGCCGCTTCACCAAGTGGAAATCCAAGTGATTTCGGTGCGAGTGATGCTACAAGAATCGGTATGATGCATGTTAATACATCAAATGGAGAAATTTGGATTTATTCATAAACTAAAGTGAGGTTATAAATGGGAGTAAAAGTCGGTGGACAAGTAAAAACTATAGTGAATGAAGTAGCTAAGTTTAATAAGGATGAGATAGAGTTCTTATTTGAAATATTAAAGAACTCTATGATTCCAGGTAAACATATTGGTATCGCGATGGAAGTAATTAATAAATTAAAATCACAATACCAATTGATAAATAGAAAAGGTGCGAAAGTACAAAAGGTTGAATCAAAAGAATCAGCATTACAACAAAAAATTACAAAGATTCAACAAGAAGAAAAACAAAGACTCAAAGAACAAGACGGAGAACTTTGGGTTGAAGAATAACTTTATTGGCCTTGGTGTGGCAATCAAGGAAGTGGGCCGAAAGGTAACCAACCATAAGGAGATACAATAGATGCCAAGTTGGAAAAAAGTCATAGTTAGTGGTAGTGATGCCGCTCTCAATAGTATCACACATACAGGAAATTTCACTCTTGATGTTTCTGGTGATATCACCTTAGATGCCGATGGTGCCGATATCAAGTTAGAAGATAACGGAACAGAATTTGGTAGATTTAGTAGGGTTTCTTCTGATTTAGTTATTAAATCAATAAGTAATAATAACGATATGTTATTCAAAGGTGTTGATAATACATCAACAATAACTGCACTTAAATTAGATATGTCTGAAAGTGGTGATGCGTATTTCAACAATGATATAAGTGGTTCTACAATTAGAGCGAGTGGTGATGTTATCGCGTTCAATTCATCTGATGAAAGATTTAAAGATAATATAAAACCAATATCAGAACCATTATGGAAGTTAAGTAAAATCGGTGGTTATACATTTGATTGGAATGATAATCAAGATGTTTATAAAGGACACGATGTTGGTGTTATTGCTCAAGAAATACATAAAGTATTACCAGAAGTAGTTGGTGAAAAGAATGATGGGTATCTTGGTGTTAAGTATGAAAAAATAGTTCCATTATTAATCGAATCAATCAAAGAATTAAAACAAGAAGTTGATGAAATCAAGCAAAAATGTGATTGTTTGAACAAATAACTTTATATTTATTATCAAACCAAACAAGGAGTTATAATGGCGAAAAAACAAAAATCTATTAAATTTAGTAAAGAAGAACTCAATGGTTTACAGGCTATTAGAAATGATTATCAATCAATTCAAAATGAGTTTGGAGCATTAAGAGTTCGTAGATTACAACTACAACAACAATTAGATTTATTAGACTCTCGTGAAGTTGAATTAGATGGTTTATATGTTCAAGTTCAATCAAATGAGAGAAATTTATCCCAAGAACTTACTGAAAAGTACGGAAATGGGAATTTAGATTTTGATACTGGTGAATTTACACCAGAATAAGTTCAAAAATAAAAAAAATATACTCACCTGATGTATTTTGAGAATTTAAAACACTATTTATAGGGGAGTATAGAATTGTTATATACTACATTAACAGAAATATTAACAGGAGAATAACCAATGGCTGAAAGAATAGTAAGTCCAGGTGTATTTACAAGAGAAAAGGATTTATCTTTCTTACCACAAGGTATCGCTGATATTGGTGCGGCAATTATTGGTCCAACATTAAAAGGACCGGCATTTGTACCAACACAAGTATCAAGTTTTTCAGAATTTGAAAATATCTTTGGTGGAACAGATAAGCGTTTCTATGTACCTTACACCGTCAAGGAGTACATAAAAAATGCTCCGAGTGTAACTATAGTTCGTGTTTTAGGTATTGGTGGGTATCAATCATCATTTCTTCGATTAGAAGTTAGTCAATCTTCAGGAGATTATCTAACTGCTGCAGTATTAAAACCATCAAGAAACAATCCATCATTGGATTTAGGTGGTGTAACATCTGCATCAATCGATGCTAGTGGTGATTTTGTAAATTTTGTTCTTGGTGTAGGTGGCTCAACACCAGTATCTTGTTCTTTTGATACAGGTTCAGCAAACTATATCACTAACATATTTAGTGAAGACCCACAAACTACAAACACAGACGCATATGTTTACAAAAACTTTAGAGCTTTCCAAGAAGATGGAGATAGTACTGGAGTAGCGTTTACTGCAAATAATACTGTAAGAATCATAAGTGGAAGTACAACTGCTGGTGAAGATTTTACATTTGATTACAAAGTTGCTACAACACCTTACATCGTATCACAATTAAATGGTGGAGCGAATAAAAACTTATTTAAAGTAAATACTCGTTCACACGGTACTGGTGTAAGTGATGATTTCAAAATTGCTATCGCAGATTTAACTGCGGCTGGTAATGTACCAGGTAGTGATTATGGTTCATTTGCATTAAGAGTATTAAGAAACAATCCTGGTGAAAATAACGATGGTGAAGTTCTTGAAGAATTTCCAAATCTAAACTTTGACCCAGAATCAACAAATTACCTACCAAGAGCAATCGGTGATAGATATGTAACTATTGATTCAAATGGTAAATTAACCTATAATGGTGATTGGCCAAATAAATCAGTTCATATTTACATAAGTGATTATGAAACTGAACTTGAAGGTATTGCTGAAACATTAATACCACACGGTTTCGCGGCCGTAACAAATCCTGTTCTTGGTGGTTCAACAATCCCAAGTGCAAGTTTTGTTGTTTCTCAGAGTAATTCAAATGGTGCATTTGATTCAAATGTATACTATGGATTTGACTTTGATAATAAAACTAATAAACAATACTTATCACCATTACCAACAAGTGCAGGTGCTGGAAACAATGCAGTGTTCTCACTTGAAAATATGGTTGGTAGTAATGATGCGAGTGAAATTGGAGTTGATACATACGCAGATGGAACAGAAAATCTATCTTTAACAGCTGCAGCTAAAGCTCAGTTGAAATTTGTTGTTCCTTTCCAAGGCGGTTTTGATGGAGATAATCCAACAACACTAAAAGCTACTGGAAATGATATACAAGCGACAAACACACAAGGGTTTGATTGTTCAACATCAATCGCAAGTGGTTCGATTGCTTACAAACGAGCAATTAACGCAATCTCTAACCCAGATGAGTTCGATATTAACTTATTAGTAACACCTGGTATCATCCACGAGTACCACGGTACCGTAACTAATCACGGTATTAGTAAAGTAGAAGCTCGTTCAGATGCATTCTATGTAATGGATGGTTCAAGATGGGGTAGAAATGTAAGTAACGCAGTAAGTGATATTCAAACACTTGATACAAACTATGCGGGTGTATATTACCCGTGGGTCAAGTATGATGATGTTGATAGTGGTCAACCACAATGGGTTCCACCATCAGTAGTGTTACCTGGTGTGATTAGTTTCACAGATAGTGTATCACACGAATGGTTTGCACCAGCTGGATTAAATAGAGGTGGTTTATCATCTGTATTAGAAGCGAAAACAAGATTAACACATACTGAAAGAGATACACTCTATGAAGGTCGTGTTAATCCGATTGCTACATTCCCTGGTCAAGGTGTTGTGGTGTTTGGACAAAAAACATTACAAGGGAAACCATCAGCTCTTGATAGAATCAATGTAAGAAGACTATTAATTAGACTTCGTAAATTCATTGCAAGTTCTTCAAGATACTTGGTATTCGAACAAAATACAGTAACAACAAGAAACAGATTCCTAAATATTGTGAATCCTTTCTTAACAAATGTACAACAAAACTCAGGTTTAAGTGCATTTAAAGTTGTGATGGATGATTCTAACAACACACCAGATGTTGTTGATAGAAATCAGTTAGTAGGACAGATATTTATCCAACCTACAAGAACTGCTGAATTCATCGTATTGGACTTCGTAGTACAACCAACAGGAGCATCGTTTCCTGAATAAGTTTAATTTATAAATTGACTTATAAAAGAGAAATCCCCCATTCTTTCGAGTGGGGGATTTTTTGTTATCAAAGGTTCTTACGATTACGATATTAACACCTTTGAATGAAGCGTTTAGGATTCGAACCTAACTCTTATATCACCACTACTTCGGACTACATTAACAAAGTTTAAAACATAAATTATCCTTTCCTTAATTTATCTTACACCTAAATATAACAACAAAATACTATACAAGTCAAGTCTTTTTTTAAGAATATCTTTGAATAATTTCTTCTACTTGTTCATCAGTAAAACCAACAACACTATAACAATTTAAGAAGTCATAAACCGTGAAGAAGTCAGTATCTTCTAATCTTTCTTCATAACCTTGTTTATTACCACTTTCATTAAAAGCCAAAGTTTCTCTTTTATTTTCATAAAGATTAACTATAGCGTTTTCTTGTTGTTGAGTAAACATTTCAATATTTTGTTCTATTTGTTCCTTAGTGAAACCTTCAGTAAAATTTGGTATTGTTAAATTTGTAATCATATTCATAATCCTTTCATTCATATTCATCTTTTAATTCTATACTAATATAACAATACTATGAACCAATGTCAAGTCTTTTTTTAAAAAAACTTCAAAAAAACTTCGAAAAAGATAATCAAAAAATACATCTTTTTTAAAATATAGATATTTATTACTGAAGTATTTTAAAGGCGAAATTAATTAGGAGAATGAAATGGCCACCGTATTAGGACAAGAAGATATATTTTTTAAGAGTTTTGAACCTAAAACAAAAAATAGGTTTTTTATGGAGATTGGTGATGGGATACCAGCTTACTTTGTCAAAACTGCAAACAGACCTCAAATCACATTTGAAGAGATTGAATTAAATCACATCAATGTTAAAAGATACCTAAAAGGTAAAGGTGTTTGGGAACCATTGGAAGTAAGTTTATACGACCCAATCGTTCCAAGTGGAGCACAGGCAGTTATGGAATGGGTAAGATTACACCACGAATCAACAACAGGCCGTGATGGATATTCTGATTTTTACAAGAAAGATATCACATTCAATATGTTAGGACCAGTTGGTGATATTGTTGAACAATGGAAATTAGTTGGTGCATTCATTCAAACAGCAAACTTCAATGATTTAGATTTCGCTAACGGAACAGATGTCGCAGATATCAATTTAACACTTCGTTACGATTACGCAGTACTTGAATTCTAACCAGGAGGGTATATGAAAATGTGGGAAATATTCAAAGATAACAATGATTATAATGAAAAATCAATAATCGGTTTCGGTGCGTTTACAGTAATGGTTTTATTTGCATTAGCAGATGTTGTAACAGGTATTCTTGGAAAAGACCTTGTTATCAATGATGTAGTGTATAATTCATTCCTATTCACCACTTTAGGTTCTTTTGGAATCGCAGGTGCAGAAAAAGTTTTAGGAAACAAAAAATAAATTAGATTTTTCTAAAGTTACAACATAGTTATATACATATGGTTTTAATTTCATATTTCATAGGAGATAATAATGGCTGAAAATAAGTCCGCGTTTCCTACTGAAGAATTATCTTTACCTTCAAAAGGATTATTGTATCCTGAAGATAGTCCATTAAGTAGTGGAACAATAGAGGTCAAATATATGACCGCAAAAGAAGAAGATATTCTAACATCAGCAAATTTAATTGAAAAGGGATTAGTAATTGATAGATTATTAGAATCTGTTATCGCAAATCCTAAAGTTAAATTAGATGATTTATTACTTGGTGATAAAAATGCATTGATGTTGGGAACAAGAATATTAGGGTATGGTAAAGAATATAGTGTAAACCTTACAGACCCTGATACAGGTTTAGAAACAGAACACACATTTGATTTAGGTGAATTAGAATTTAAAAAAGTTGATTATGATTTATTCAAATCTGGTGAAAATAACTTCGAATATACTTTGCCAAAAAGTGGAAGAGTTCTTACATTCAAATTACTTACAAGTAAAGATGAAAAAGAAATCGAAGAGGTTTTAAAAGGATATG